GGAGCTTGGGAAGCTCATCAAGTTCGTGGACGCGACCAAGACCATCCAAGACGACGAGGAACTCAAGGAGACGGCCCGCGCGTTGATGGAGGAGAACCCCGATTTTAAGCTGGAGGAGTTTGCACTGGTCTTTGAAGGCATCAAGCGCAACAAGTTCGGCCCCATGTACGGCCGCCTGAAGTTGGGCGAGCTGCTGGACTGCTGCCGCAAGTGGTCGGGCACCCGCGCCGAAAGGATTCTAGAGCGTCAGCATCGTCCCGATCACGACCCATACCAAAGGCACTCAGGCACACGAGAGGAGAGAAAGGCTATCTTAGTGACCGTCGAGGACCTCATCGACCTCGGACAAATCAAGCCCCCGGAATGATTCACGGCATACTCGTCGCTATCGCTGTCCTCACCTTTGCGCAGGTGGGTGCGGAGTATTACCAAGAGCACCAAGTCCGCCTGTTCAATATCGTTGTCCTCCTGCTTTCATGCCTCGCCCTGTTCGTGTGACCCGCAAGAAGCTCATCGCCCGCCTCGATAAGGTCTTCTCCCAATGGGTGCGGAGCAAGGACGCCGATCACCGTGGGTACGTGCAGTGCTTTACGTGCGGGGTGTGGAAGCATTGGAAGACAGTCGACGCCGGACACTTCCAGAGCCGTGCCAAGTTCTCGACCAGATGGGACGAGATGAATGTCAAGCCTCAGTGTAAAAGCTGCAACGGATTCCGAAGCGGCGAGCAGTACCTCTTCGCCCGCCACCTCGACAGGGTGTACGGAGAAGGGACCGCGATGGAGGTCGAGCAGCTATCCAACACAACGAAGAAGTGGAGCACCGAGGAACTGGAGGCGCTCATCGACGTATACAACCGCAGACTCCGTAAACTGTGACGCTGGACGGCTACCTCTCCCGGAACTACGACGACCTTCTTCAGGCCGCGTATCGCATCGCAGGGAAGGACGGCCCCGACCTACTCCATGAAGTCATCCTCCAGCTCTACCAAACCAAACAGGACACAATCGACGGGCTCCTAGAACGGGAGCAGATGAAATACTGGGTCTTGAGGGTGATGGTCAACAACTACAACTCGAAGACCTCACGCTATCACTACAAGTGGAGAAAGGACATCGAGCGCCGCCGCAAGTTCTCCCGGCACATAGTCGACTGGTGGGATGGCGACGGGGTAGCAGCACACCGGGACGAGCTCCTGACCCATATCGAGGAGCGGCTTGCGGGCCTGCCTTGGTTCGATGCGGAAGTCTTCGCGATATATTTCGAAGAGGGGCACACCCTCGACTCATTTGCCGAGGCGACGGGCATCAGCCGCCACAAACTATACACCACGATACGACGTGTCAGAAAAGAAATCCAAGGGACTGGGCGACCAGATCGCGAAGCTGACGAAGGCGACGGGAATCGATAGGCTCGTCCACGCCGTAGCAGAGGACTGCGGGTGCGAGGAGCGCCGCGCCAAACTGAACGCCCAATTTCCGGGACGGAACGTGGAGATGTCCGCGCCCGATGTCGAAGCCTTCGCGCAGCTCCTGCCAGCCGTCGACCGTGGGGTGTTGAACCGCAGCGAGACGCGAACGATGTACGATATTTTCAACCGGACCTTTGACGCTAACGAGAAGCCGTGCAGTTGCGCAGGCAAGAACAAGCGCATGGTAAAAAAATTAAGGCGAGCCTATGAGTATTCGTGTAAATCTTAAGACGTGGAGCAACTACCCCGACGCGGTAAGCAATAACGCCAAGCGCGGGATTGATCTGAACGAGAAGGTGGGCAACAAGTGCGCCACCCAAGTCGGTAAAGTCCGCGCCCAACAGCTCGCCAAGAGTGAGCCGGTTTCCTTCGATACTGTCCAGCGGATGTATTCATATCTATCCCGCGCGGAGGAGTATTACGACGAGTCAGATACCAAGGCTTGCGGCACAATTTCGTATCTTTTATGGGGCGGAAAGGCCGGGAAGCGGTGGGCCGAGAAGATTATGAGGGAAGAAGGGAAGTTGTAAATTTGCAAAGATTGCTCTACATTTGGCTTATGGAAAACACACAAAAGCCAAAGCAGGACAAGCCCGACCCCGTCGAGCAGTTGATGCAGTATCAGAGTGACGTCTTCGACTTGCTCGGTCAAGCTCTTAACAAGCCAAAGCAATGACCCATGGTAGTTTATTCTCAGGCATCGGAGGCTTCGACCTCGCCGCCAGGTGGATGGGATGGGAGAACGCCTTCCACGTCGAGCGCGACCCGTTCTGTCGGAAAGTCCTCGCCCACCACTTCCCCGAATCCCAATCCTTCGACGATGTCAAAACCTTCGACGCAACTCCGTTTCGAGGACGTTTATCAGTCCTTTCGGGTGGCTTCCCCTGCCAGCCTTTTTCAGCAGCAGGAAAGCGGGCCGGGACATCCGACGATCGATATCTCTGGCCGGAGATGTTTAGAATCATTCGAGAGGCTCGCCCCACCTATGTCGTGGCGGAGAACGTTCGCGGCCTCCTTAGTTGGAATGAAGGGTTGGTTCTCGACACGGTGTGCTCTGACTTGGAAGGTGAAGGCTACGAAGTCCTCCCGGTCGTACTTCCAGCTGCAAGCGTCAACGCGCCACACCGCAGAGACCGCATCTGGATTGTTGCTTACGCCCACGACCAGAGAAGAGCAGCAGATGCTACCAACGCCAAGAGCGGTCGAGTTTGTGGAGACTCCGGAGAACTTTGCGAAGCGCAACGGCGACAGAACAATCAACTCGATGCCGAATCTGTCAAGCATGGCGCAACACGTCCCACAGATGCTACCCACGCCGAACACAATGGATCATATAGCGCGGGACGGAATGCGACCCAGCCGAGCCGCAACCAACAGAAAAACGGGGTATTTGTCGGAGATGGCGCAGATGCTACCGACGCCCAATGCCAGCGATTACAAGGGCGGAGGGACCGGATCGACACCATACGCCAAGAAGCACAGCCAAGACAAATTGAAATATGCGGCCACAACGGGAATGCTACCAACGCCAATGGCGCAGGAAAGCGACAAGATAACGGGCAAGGAGAATCAAGACAGCATGACCAAGCGAGTGCGGGCAGCTACTGGCAAGACTTCCCAACTGTCGCCCCTGTTTGTGGAGGAGATGATGGGCTTTCCGAAAGGCTGGACGGAATCACCTTTCCAAAGTGGAGAAGGGAATCAATAAAGGCATACGGAAACGCCATTGTCCCACAGGTAGCATATCAGATATTTCAGGCGCTCAATGAGTAGGAAGGTCGTATATCAGCGCATCATCGAGAGGGACGGGAGGAAGTACCTGGAGACGGGATACGAGGAGCAGACCCCCACCGGATTGATTAAGACCGCACGATTCGAGACCTACCACGACCCCAACGCACAAACGAAACTGTTTTGAAGATCATCACCGCCGGCCAGCTAGACGGATACCAAAGGAGGAAGGACCGCACCGTCTCCCTGCGCTTCATAACGCAAGAGAAGACCAGCGGAGAGATAGCCGACATCGACCGACTCGTTGACACCTTCGGAATCCTGTACTTCAGGGGACAGGAGAAACTGAACAGGGAAGAGGTGGACGAGCTGGACGCGGTAGAGCTGGACCTGTACGACGAGCCCAAGAGCCAAAGCCAACGCCTGCGCAACGTGCTCTATAAAGTTTGGGAACAACACAAGGAGGGCACATTCAAGGAGTTCTATCGCCACGAGACAGAGAGAATAATCCAGCACTACAAGAACAAGCTTGACCTATGAAAGACTACGCATACCGCGCGACCTTCTACGCTTACCTCGGTATCTTCTCCCTCCTGCTATATTTGGCGCTGTATGGCTGAAATCTACCGCGCTGTCTTTACCTGCCCCGACCTCGAAGAGAGAGAGGTATGGTACGTCTCCAGCAGGCAGGCCGCACAGATGATGCTCTCCCGCCACATTAGGACCGTAGCAAGTAGCGGAATAGCCGCCAAGTACAAAGACGTAGACTACGACATGACTATCACCCCCGTCTTCGCAGGCACTGAGGACGCAGGGTACGACCCCCGGAATTAGACAAAGATGGACGCACAAAAAAAAGCGATGCTTCAAGCCCTAGAGAAGTCTCTGGGAATCGTCACGTCAGCGTGTAAGGTTGTAGGCATCTCCCGGCAGACGCATTACAATTGGATGGAGGACGCCGAGTACAAGGCCGCGGTCATGGAGCTGGGCGACGTGGCCCTTGATTTCGCCGAAAGCAAACTCCACAAGCTCATCGACCAAGGCAACCCGGCCGCCACCATCTTTTACTTGAAGACCAAGGGCAAGGAACGCGGGTACGTCGAGCGTCAGGAGATAGCCGTGGCAGAGAAGAAGCCGCTCTCCTGGTTCACCGACGACAGCGCGGACACAACATAAATGCAATTTATTTTTGCGTGAATGTTTGGATAAGCAAAACAATGTTGTATATTTGCTATGTCAACAACGCAAAACACAGCAACTATGAAACTTACTAAGCAATACCCCGGCCAATACACGACAGAAGGCATTTACAACGGACAGCCTTACACATTGGAATTTTCAAGCGGTGAATATGGGTGGGAATACGAGTTGCGTATAGATGGATTGCATCGGGGGGGCGATTGCCCCGGATTGGGTTGCCGCCTTAAGGATTTGAAGCAGATGTTCAAAGATCATGGAGTTGCTGTTTTCATCAATTAAAATGAACGACCCCGAATGGTGGGACGAGGTTCTGGAGAATCACCCGCCCAATGACTTCTTGATAAAGTGAGGCAGCCGGCCACCTACTACCACGTCAAGGGCTGCGCCTCCCGGATTCAAATCCACCAAGGGGGTACGCGATCGGGCAAGACGTACTCAATCCTCCAGAGTATCGTGGAGCTCTGCTACGAAAACGAGAACGCCGGGGCCGTCATCACCATCGCACGGAAGACATTCCCCGCGCTCAGGGCGACAGCAATGCGGGACTTCTTTTCCATCCTAGAGAAGGAGGACGCATACACTCCCGACAACCACAACAAGAGCGAAAGCACATACCGCCTGTGGGGTAACCTCGTGGAGTTTATCAGCGTAGACCAGCCGCAGAAGGTGCGAGGTAGGAAGAGGCAAATCCTATTCATCAACGAGGCCAACGAGTTGAACCTGGAGGACTGGAGGCAGCTCCTACTCCGGACCACCAACAAGGTCATTATCGACTTCAACCCCTCGGACGAATACCACTGGATATACGAGGACGTCATCCCCCGCGACGATGCGAGCTTCTTCCGCACAACGTACAAGGACAACCCATACCTCGACAAGGCCACCGTCGCAGAGATTGAACGCCTAAAGGATGCCGACCCGAACTATTGGCGCATCTATGGACTCGGAGAGCGCGGAGTAAATCAGGCCGCTGTCTTCACTTGGGAGATTGGCGAGGTCTCCGGCAAGCGCATCGGGACGGGCTTAGACTTCGGATTCACCAACGACCCGACCGCCGTCATCGATGTCTACCTCGACGGCCACACGCTGATACTTCAAGAGCGTCTGTATTCGACCGGACTGACGAACCCGGACATTGGCGAGGAGCTGGACAAGCTAGACGTCGAGACCATCATCGCCGACAGCGCAGAGCCGAAGAGTATCGAGGAGCTCTTCAGGCTAGGGCACAACGTAAAGCCCGCAAGGAAGGGACCGGATTCGATCCGTCAGGGCATCGACATAATGAGAAGGCACAAGCTCCTTGTAACGGCTGAGAGCACACACCTACAGAAGGAACTCAGGGCGTACCGATGGGAGCAGGACAAGAACGGGCGCAACCTCAACAGGCCAGTCGATAAGGACAACCACGGCATCGATGCGGTCCGGTACGTCTGTCTCAACCTGCTCACCACAAACAGGAGCGGCAAATATTTCATAGCGTGAAGAAGACAATATCCATCCCGGAGAACCTCTACGACATCACCGTCGACCAGTACCTCCAAATCCAAGCCCTACCCGAAGGCAACGAGATGGAGCAGGTCGTACGGACTATCTGCATACTCTGCCACATGGACCGCGCCGAAGTGATGGCGATGGAACAGAAAGACATCCAGCACATCGGGGGCGTCATTGGGGGCATCCTGGACAAGTACGACGACAAGTACCCCGTGGAGCGAATCATCGAACTGGACCAACGCTACGGCTTCCACCCGAACCTCTCACGGATTACCGTGGCTGAGTTCGCAGACATCGAAACCTTGTGCAAGGACTCACTCGACAAACACCTGCCGCAAGTCATGGGCATCCTCTACCGTCCCATTGTAGAGGAGCACGGCGAGTTCTACCGCATCGCCGACTACGACGGAGAAGACCGGTCGGAGTTCTTTCGAGAGATGAAGATGGCCCACGCCCTAGGTGCGGCCGCTTTTTTTTTGCGTACCGGGAAGGCATTAGCCGACGCTTTGGACAGCTATTCCAAGGCGGTGAAGGAAGCAAGCTATCCGAGAAATATGGATGGTTCGCCACGTTCGTACATCTCGCAGGGGAGGACATTACTAAACTACCGCAGGTGGAAAGGACTCACCTCGAAACGGCCCTCGCCTGGCTCGCCTACGAACAGGATCGGGCGCTACTGGAAAAGCAAAAAATGAACCTATGAGAACAGTCAACCAAATCATCGACGAGCTCGGCACCATCGCCCTCGACCACCGCTTCATTAACTCCTTCAAGGAAGGGGAGATGTCGGAGGTCGACATTCAGAAGCTCGCCGGCAACAAGTACCCGATCTGCTACGCCGACATCAGCGCGGCAAGTATCGACAAGGGCGTCCTGACGTACACGCTGGACATCCTCGTTATGGATATGATACTACCCGGACAGACGGACGCACAAGAGCAGTATAGCGACACCCTGCGCACCCTGATAGACATCGTGAGCCAATACGCTCAGGTGTTGAGCGCACAAAGCGACGTGGACCGCGACGTTCGTATCGAGCTCCCGGTGGACTGTGAACCCTTCACCGCAAGGTTTGACAACCTCCTCACGGGGTGGGTCGGTTCGGTGCAGCTCCAGACGTCGAATACGCTGGACCTCTGCGCGGCGGCTTTCGCATAAGGGAGGAAATAGTTTGCTTATTTGTTTGGTGGTTTAATCTTTGTGCCTATCTTTGAGACATCAAACAAGGCAAACAAGATGAACCTCTCCTCCTCCCTCCTCTCCTCAGTCTCTCAGAAGGCTGCATTCTACTTCACCAACGAGGTGGAGGAGTTGACCGCCTTGGACAACCTGAACGGGTCCATCGAGTCCGCTATCCTCTCCGCTGGCTTGAGCTTCAGCAATGAGGCCGCATTCACCAACATGGTGGGCTTGGTCAAGATGACGATGGCCGCCGAACAGGTTGAGGTCTACCGCGCAGCCTTTCCAGAGGTTCGCATGGACCAGGACGGCAACTACACCACCGACCCCACCAAGTGGGCCTAATCCCACCGACATACAAACAGACTGCCCCGCTTCGTGCGGGGCTTTCTATTTTAGAGCGTGAAGACACACATCACAATAGACGGGCAGCGCGTCCCGATGACCGAGTCCATGAAGGAGCTCGGCAAGATTGGAAAGGAGGTACGCCGCCGCGCCCGCATCAGCCTCAAGGCACGGGGGAAGGTGGTGACCGGCAACCTCTACAACTCCATCCGCTACGAGCAAAGCGTCGCCCGCAATGAGAAGAGCCTGAACCTACGCTTCAGCTTCCCCGGTGCTGACTATTGGCAATTCGTAGACGAAGGCGTAAAGGGTGCCATGTCCTCGGCTAAGGCTCCCCGCTCTCCGTTCCGGTTTGGATCGGGTACCGGACCCTCCGGGCGCCTGCGTCCCGCTATCGATAAATGGGTCGTAAAGAAAGGCATCGCACCCCGTGGCGCTGGCGGTCGATTCGCGTCGCGGAAGTCGATGGTGTTCGCTATCTCGCGGTCGATATATCAAACCGGTATCCGGCCCTCCTATTTCTTCACGAACGCATACGACCGCACCCTGAAGAAGCATAACGCGAAACTGGAGAAGGCCGTAGGCGATGACATAGCGAACGCAATCACAAAGCTCCTACAAGATGGCGGCACAGTTTGAATACATACCGAGCACCACGGACTTCCAAAGCACGGCCGACCCGCTCATCATTCAGGTGCGGGAGACTACGTCTGGGCCGTTTTTCAAGTACCGGTTCATCTTGGTCATCAAGAACCGCAACGGGGACCAGCTCGCCAAGCTCAAGACGCACCCCCTAGCCACGGACAACCTTTCGGCCGTATTCGACATCTCCCGGATATGCGACGACTACATCGGCGCCAACATCGTAAACAACAACGCCACCACCGGCAACATCCTCACCTTGGGGAGGACGGGATTCGCTCCCGGCTCTGTCATCGGCGAGAGTACCGACCGCAACGTAGCGGCGCAGTTTACTCTGGAGCTAGGATATGAGAGCGCCACAAGCGCCACCTCCGACCCTACCGAGAACCTGAACCAAGACGATACGACCCTCTTCGCGTTCCGTGACGAGTTCCAGAACTACGGCGAAGCATACGCCCGCGGCGACGGCAGCTTCCAACCGACAGCAGCCACCGACAACTTCCTGAGTACGGCCCCCGACCTCGGTAGGGAGTCGACGCTGACCTTCGGGAACGCACGAGAGCACCGCATCGGAATAGACCAGTCCGCGGTACTCGCTTGGGGTATGCAGTCCAGCTCCGCGGAGTACGTCATTGTAAGGGGCTACGAAGCCGACGGGACTATCATAAACACCGCACTCCTAGACATCGACGCGGTAGGCGGCGATACTACCCCCTCGACGGATTCGCAGGCGGTGCAGTTTGTCGGCATCGGACCGGCCAACCTAGAAGACCACGCCACGGCCGCCTTCAATACTCAACTGGAGGATATCGTCACCGACCCGAACCTCTCCTACTACGAAGTCTATCTGTCGGAGTTTGCGTCCGTACTCGAATCCAATCAGGTCACCGTCGTCCACCGCTACACCATCGACAATGGCTGCAGCAAGTACCCCCGCGTTCAGCTCTTATTCTTAAACCGCCATGGGGCATGGGATACGTTCAACTTCGACCAGCGCAGCGAGGAGAGCGTCCGCAATATCCAACGCAGCCAATACAACCGCCCGCGCGGTAATTGGGACAGCGTGAACGGCCTCATCGATTGGAATTATAACGGCTGGGAGCGCGGCGTAACGACGACAGCAATCAAGGCCGAGAGACAGCTCAAGGTATCGACGGACTACATCGAGGAAGGGTACGCCGACCACCTTCGCGATCTTTCCGTTTCGCGGTCTGTCTTCATCGTCCAAGGGACTGACGTAATCCCCTGCACCGTCACCGACTCGGAGTACCTGTTCAAGACGGAAGTCAACGAGAAGCTCATCACCTACTCCTTCACCTTGCAGTATAGCAACCGTCCCCGCCTCAAGTGATACGCCTCGTTGCCCTCGACCAAGAGAACAGCACACAGTCGACCCTCGACCTTGAGGGGACGCCGTCTATCTCTCTCAA